CAGCGATGCCTTTACCGACTGCAAGATGGACGATGTAATTTTCAATTACAACCATTCGGGGCGCGTGATGGCCAGAACAAGAAACAAGACCTTGCAACTCACTGTTGATGATGAAGGCCTTTTCATCCGGGCGAGGCTTGACGGAACGGAGGAAGGGCGGTCGCTTTATAGTGACATTAAGAACGGTTATATTGACCGCATGAGCTTCCGGTTCCAGATTGGGCAGGAAGCGTATGATTTTCAAAATCGAACATGGACGGTACTCAGGGTGAAACGTTTGTATGACGTTTCGGCTGTGGATATACCGGCCTATGACGATACATCCATCGAAGCACGCAAGGCTGATGCGGAGGCGGTAGCTCGGGAACATCAGCAGAAGGTGGACACCGAACTTGCAAGGCAGAGATTGGAAATAAAACTAAAATTAAACGGAGGTAATCAATAATGGAAAAAAGATTACAGGAAATCATGGCCAGAAAGGCCGAAATCAAAAACGAATTGAATAATGCTGACGAAAAGAGGCTGAAAGAGCTCAATGATGAAGTGGATGCCTTGAATAGGGAAGAGGTAGAGATTAGGGCAAAGATGGATCTGACCGGAAAGCTTGGTGATCCCGAACCAAAGCCGCAGGGAAGAAACGAAACTGAGGAAAGAGCAAAGAAATTCGCGGAGACCGGCAGAACAAGGATATCTGCATCGGAAACAAGGTCAACCCTTCTGTCCGGTGGTGCAATAGCCACACCTACCGGTGTTGGCGGCATCAATGAACCATTTAATGTCTTGTCGTCCATCATCGACATGATTACAGTAGAGGACATGACAGGCATGGGTGGATACAAAGAAGCATTCGTTTCTGCTTGGCAGACAGCAGGAGCAGGAACCGAAGGAACTGTAGCAAACACCAGTGATCCCACGTTTAAGATTGCAAACATCCTGCCTTTTGACATTGATGTCGTGTCATATGTCAGCAAGCAGATCAAAAAGCAGTCCCCGCTCCAGTATGAGGAGAAGGTCAGAAAGGGCGCTCTTATTGCGTTAAAGAAAAAGGCTGTATCATATATCATAGGCGGAAATGGATCAACGGAACCTTTCGGCATTCATAATGCTGAGGATAAAGACGGAGCTGCAATTTGCCAAGCTTACAAAGTAACATCAAACACCATTGACCAGACCACGCTTCGCAAAATCGTATTTGCATACGGCGGTGATGAGAATGTCGGCGCTGGTGCGAGACTGTTCCTGAACAAGAAAGACCTAATCAAATTCGGTGACGTCAGAGGAACAAACGAGAAGAAAGCTGTCTACGAGATAATTCCTGACGGCGCGAACCCGAATACCGGAATCATCAAAGATGGCGGGCTGTCTGTTCCTTATGTGATTTGTTCAAATGTAACCGCACTGTCGGAGTCTACCTATGCGAACAAAGACATTCCGACCATGATTTACGGCAATCCTGCCAACTATAAGTTGGGTCTGTTCGGAGATTTTGAGGTATCTGTATCGGATGACTACAAATTCGGTGAGGGTCTGCTTACCGTAAGAGGCGAAGTCCTCGTCGGTGGAAACGTAGTCGCGGATAAAGGGTTTGTTATTGTTACGCTGACCAACGCGTAAGAAAGGAGGCAGTTATGAGCAGATTAGACAGTTACTTGCGCACTGACGCAAGGGATGTCAAAGTCGAGGCAATGAGCGTTGCCCGCTATAAAATAGCGAATGCCGCCGCCGCTGACGCTGATGGAGTGATGACCGCAACAAAAAGAACGAGCACGACTGCATGGGTAGCATCTTACGCCACACTGACCAATTCCACATCGGACACACTGACCATTTCTGCACCGGCAATGATGGGGGCTAAACCGAATGGAAAAGTCAAGTTTAAGCTTGCAACATCTTTAGATGACACGATGTCGGTTACAGTCGGAACAGGAGAAGGTGCAGACACCGTTACAATCACGCTTGCCAATACAACGGCGAGCAACAACACGGCGGCAAAAATACAGGCTGCAATAAGGGCTTTAGGAACCGTGAATGGAATTGATGTTTCAGGGTTTAATTGCGCCGGTTCGCAAGACTGGGATACAAAGGCAGTCGCAAAAGGCGATGATAACGCTGTTGCACTTGCGAATGGAGTAACAGGCGATTATGACGAAATCACGGAAGGATTGTCCAACCCGCCCGAGCCGAGAACAATTACCGCAACAGCCGGAGGAACCGCAGGAGATGTTGCAAATGTAGCGGTTTATATTTACGGCACGGATTTTGACGACCAGCCGATTGAGGAAGAATTACCGTATTTCACCGCAAATTCAGCTACTTCAAACGTTGTCACAGGAACCAAAGCATTTAAGACTATAACGAAGGTTCTCCTGCCTGCGCACGATGGAGCCGATGCAACAACTTCTATCGGGTTCAGCGATGTATTCGGACTGCCATTTAAGCTTGACAACAAAATGATTCGTGTCGCATTTGATGGCGCTTGGGAGGCAACCGCACCGACAATCAGTATCAGTGACACATTAAGTCGAAACACAATCGATATCGTGGGTACTCCCGACGGAGAAAAAGACGTTGAAATCATCGTGCTGGTGTAAGGAGGGATAAACATGGCGGTATCCTGTAATTATCTTGCGAAAATCAGGCGTGCGGTAAGGCGCAACACATCAACGGATGTGGATGCGGAACTGACGGACATCATAGAGGAGTGCCGCCTTGACCTCCAGCAGCTTGGAGTTCTAAAAACCAAAGCGGAAGACGAAACGGACAGCCTCATTTTAGGGGCTGTCCGTTCATTCGTGCGCTGGAAGTTCGGGCTGTCAAACGAGGACGCGGACAAGAATCGTGAAGACTATATGCTGCAACGTGATGAGCTCAGGCGGCGTACAGACTACACGAAGGAGGAATGACAATGTATTTCGCCGATAAAATCAAACTGATAGCAATAACCGTTACGGAGAACAGCATGGGCGACAAGATTGAAAAGGAGACGGAAACAGAAGTATTTGCGAACAAGAGATCCATCCGACAGTCTGAATTCTATCAGGCGGCTGCAACCGGCCTCCGTCCGGAAATCATGTTTGAGGTATGGAGCGAGGAATACTCGAACCAACCAAGATTAAAATATAACAACGAGCCATACACCATCATCCGCACATACGAAAAAGGTGAAATAACAGAACTCGTCTGCCAAGGGTTGGTGAATGACTGATGCCAATGCCGAAAAGTGTTACCAAGATCAATAAGGACGGGGTTGAGTTTGTATCCAGCGTGGACCGGGCTAACTACACCATCGAAGAACTGTCACGGGCAGCACTTCGCGATGTGGCTAAACTCATCCGCAAGCGCATGATACAGAAGCTCAAAAAACTACCGGGCATGAAGCGGTCAAAACGTGTCTACAACAGCACTCAGTATTGGGTGCGCAAGCGAGAGACTGACTTACAGATTGGCTTTAAGCACGATACCTGGTATGGAGTACAGCAGGAACTCGGCGACCGCAACCAACCGGCAAGACACATCCTGCGCGGAACCGTGATGGAAAACATTGACGAGATACGAAAAATAGAAGGACAATATCTGTCCGCAATCGAGGATGAGAACAAAGCCTTGGCGCTGATTGATGAAAAGGAATATGTACCGGAGGGGGATGAGGAATGATTGAGCTCAGAAAAATCATACAAGGACAGCTAAAAGCAATCCATCCGAGGGTGTATTTTCAGATGGCACCGAAGACAGCAACCTTCCCGTACCTCGTCTATGATATTCCGACCATTAATGACGATGGCGAAGGCTACCAATTAGCGACCATAGACATTGACGGATGGGACATGACGGACGACACAACAGCATTGGAAACACTTATGCAAACCGTGAATGATGCACTCAACAAAAAATCATTTGTCCATAACAACACTACTTTAACGCCTTTCCTTGAAAGCAAACTATCGCTTAGAGATGATGAAGCTAAATTAAAGCGAAGAAAAAACATATATCAAGGGCGAATTTTTCAAGCAGATAAAAGCACATGGGATATTTACACAGAAAAGACTTGGAACAATATAGCAGAAAAGACTTGGAACAATATATAAGAAGGAGTGATAAGCCTTGAGATTAACACAGGTTCAAATAGAAAATATCCAAATTGATTATGGCTTGGTTTACGTCAACTATGGCGAAACGGAAGAACGTCAGCTTGCTCCCACGCGCGGCGGCGGTACTTTCACAGTCACAAAGAATATTCGTGAAATCGAATATGATGGCCGGAAGGGCAAGACAAAGGGTATGCAGGTGGTTGACGAAATCAATGCCATGCTGTCAGTGCCCCTGCTCTGTGCCAGCATGGACAATCTGGCTTTGGCCATGCCGTGGGCGACATATTCGGACGGCAAGCTGTCAGCTGAAAGCGGCAATCTTGGGGTGATACAAGACAGCGCATATCTCACAAACGTA